CGTTTGCGTTCTTTCTTGACAACCTCTTTCCAGAAGGAGTCTTTCTCTTTGACTTCATCAATCTTAGAGCGAAGCGAGTCAACAAAGGCTGCCGCGACATTTGCAGACTGTGCATCGCCGAGTTCATTATCAAGAAAGTTCTCAATGCCTGACTGCACAATATATCTCATCTTAATATCTTGTTGCTTCTTCTCACGCTCGATGCGGCGTAGAAATGCATACCACGAAATCTGTGTGAAGTATGCAAACGCATTTGGTTTCCCTGTGCGTGTCGCCGCTTCGATATCATAGTTCTCTACAGCTTTCAGACAGTTCTCAACAGCATCCATTACCATCTCGTCACGATACGAATAGCGCACGAAATTAGACTTGTGGGAGAGTCCTTCACAAATCTTAAGGAAACACATAGCGATATAATCAGGCACTTTAGGCAACGGCTCCTGTGTCTTCTTGGCTTCATTCAATACTACTACATAGTCTACAATTGCTTGCGAGAACTGTGCATTATTTACATAGTGTGGTTTATCTTGTGGTTTTATTTTACTCATCACTAACTTTCATTTTGTTTCTCAGTTGACTGCTTGCAAACCGATGATGTCTACTATTATAATATATTTCAATGCCATTGTCAAGACAATACTGCTTTCCTGTATAATCTTTTTCACGATACTCGTCACCGATGATACGAACATTGAAGTCTAACAACTGCATCAAGTCTAGTAAATCTTCTTCTGTCTCGTATGGAATAATCTCATCGATATATTTACATCCGCTCAGTTGTATATATCGCTCTACTACCGACTGGAGTGGTGCGTTCTTTTCTGGTCTATCAATCTGCGGATTTGTTTGAAGAGCCGCAATGAGATAGTCACATTGCTTCTTGGCTTCTTCGAGCATTGCTACATGTCCTGCATGAAATAAATCGAATGCTGAACAGGTTAAACCTTTTTTTAAATTAGTGCTTGACATATTATGAAATCCATGATATAATTAAAGAGTTCTTTGAGGGCAGGTAGAATACTACTTTTTCTTTCCTTGAATACCATCGACATACAACCATGATTTAGGATTGAATGTCGTAGCATATTTAGTTTGAAAGTATCTGTCGTTCTTATCGTCAGTAACATTTCTGTCTGGAATTATTGCATCTACACTACCTGCAAATCCATATCTAATGTCACTTGTCTTGGCTGTATGCTTTGTGTATCCAGGAAACATGACAATCATACCTCGTTCGGGATATACACTGTAATTATCCATATCGTTGAACACTAAAGGGTCAACTGCATCCATATAATAGACAAATGAGAGAAAGTGCGGCCAGTGAGTGTGCGTTCTTGCATCGTGATTGTCGCCTAAAATTTTATAACCCCACATCTCAGTCATATAGAACTCATCACAATTATTAAAACCCAAAGCCCTTCTGTCATTCTGAACATATGTGCGAACATACTCTCTCGCCATCTCAAGTGCTTTGTCATGAATTGGCTTTGTTTCAGGAAAGTTCTTATACATTCTTTCGTGTGTTGTATATGCTGTAGAGTTGCCAACTGAATTTGCATATCTGTCAATGATTGCCATCAGATGTTCGTTATCAATATCATCCTCAGAGATATGGTCAATCATAACCAGTTCATCAAATTTAGATTCATGCCACATACTGAAGACTTCCTGCTAACACATATCTAGTGTTACTCGTAGCGACCTTTACTTGATGAAATACATTGCCTCTGAACATGAGCATAAGCCCTGGTTCAGGTTTAACTTCAAGGTCAAGATATGGGAAATAGATAGGGTCTGACGCATCCATATAATAAACGAAAGTCAGCATGTGCGGCCAATGATTATGAGGCACACCTTCAAAGCCATCTACAATCTTATAACCCCACAGTTTATGAACAGCAAGTTTACTACCTTCACGATTTGCATATGGCGGAACATTCTCAATCTTATTGACGACAGCATGACCAGAATCTTCCCAGTGCTTGAAGTAAGTCTCAAGCCACTTATGTCCCATCTCAACTGCGGCATCACAAACACTCTTGGTCGTAGATGCATGTGCTATGTGCAAGTCGTCATTTGTGATGTGATTGTTACCAAATTTAGGGTTCTTCTTCACATTACAAGAAATATTATCTAGAAGAACAATCAACGCATCATCGTCATAGAGATTGACATTCTCTTTTAAAATCAGTTCTTTTTCATTACAATTATAAAACATTATACAATAGACTTATCGTTTAGAAACTTCTTAGGAAAGAAATCGTTTTGATTAGACACTTTATGTCCTGTAGCAAAAGACTTATCGAAGTTCAATGAGCCTGAAACTAAGTATCTGTGTGTCGTAGGATTATCTGCCTCGTGATTTAAATGTCCGCGCCACAGATACATATCGCCTGCTTTTGGATATATGTAGTGGTCAAGTTCAGCGAAGTATAGTGGGTCACAATCGTCAAAGTAATATGCGAACACGAAGTCTGCCGGCCAATGTTCATGCTTTCCTAGACCTTCGCCTGGATAGATATGAAAGCCCCACATGCTTGTTAATTTTACTTGAAGAACATCAAGTGGCGTAAACTGCTTACAGTAGTTCTCTTGAGCCGCATAGAATTCTTTGCCCCATTGCTTAGTGAGTGCTTCTGCGGCTTCGACAATAGGTTGTGTCTGCTCGAAATTTTCGTGAAGTCTATCATGAGTCGCAATGCTCTGTTTGTCGGGATTTGGTTTATGTCCCCACTTATCGATAACCATAATCAAGAAATCGTCATTTGGACAATCTACTGTTGTATGAACAATACATTCAGGTCCTGTTGAATAATCAAGTATCAATGTATAGTCCTCTTGCCTGGGTCAAACTTTAGAATATTGTTATCTCCACTATCACCCTCCATTTGAGAGAGAACTTCTTTTTCTTCTTTAGAGGCTTGTTTCAGAAACTCTTGCATCTTCTCTGTCATCGTCTGTGTTTTTTCGCCAGTCGTTTCTTCGTGTTCTTTCATGCGCTCATCATATGATAAAGCCATTTCGTCAACTGCTTCCTTCCATTGCTTCACTAACGGCGGTGCTGGTTCAACAATACCTACAACGTGCTGACCATTTAGAATAACGAACTCATCAGGATTCTCGGCATAGACCAGCCATGGTCGAAATGCATAATAACGAACACCTGTTTCCATTTCACCCAAAGAGAGTCTCATTGGTTTTCGAATAACAAGTTCGAGTTCTTCTTCGTTATGCCATTGAACAATCTCGCAAACAATCTCTTCACCACTTGCCAGTTTAAACTGTCTTAATTCATATTGATTACTCACGACCTTTTCTCCAGTCTTGTTCTAGTTTCATCTTCTTGTATTTAGCGATGTGCTTAATGATTGGTTTATGGTCTTTCTTCTTAGGATTATTGTGAAAATACTTTCTAATCTCTGTGTCACGATTCTTACCATAGTCTGTAGCAAGTGGTACATGAATACGAAAGCATGTTTCTGTCTGCGCTCCTAAATCTGCTCGTTGTCTTAGAAATTCACCGCCCCATTCAATGACATCAATCATATCGTATTCGTCAGATGGATGTCTCCATAGAGTTCCATCGTTTAGATAATCTCTGTTTCTAAATCTTCGATTCATGCTGAACCAGAATTTAGTTCCTTTGTCGAGAAACATGTGTTGTATCTCTTCTTTGGTATAGAAGTAATATTCTGACTTGCCATATCTTTCTACTTCACGACCTGATGCGAGAGTGCCACCCATGTTTGATAAGTCAAACTTCTCGAAGTCATTGTTCTTTGCTGGATTGATATCAAGAGTTCCCATACCAACTCGCTGATGAATCCAGTTTTTATTTAGCCAGTCTGCTGTATCGTCTAGACTGTCCATACTTTCTTCTTCAAGACCTGTAATGAATGTTGACGAGCCACAATATGCTGTTGGTGCTTTCTCCATAAAGTATTCTTGCACTTCAAGTAACTTGTCTTTCACTTTATTGGGATGCATACCTTTACCAATAATCTTACCTGCTTTGTGATTGAATGTCTCTAGACCATAATGATGAGCAGTAAACCCCGCTTCAATCATGTGGTCCCAAGTTTCTTTGCCGTGTGTCACAAGCATGTCAAACCTTGCATAGCCGCCGAGAAATGGCTGGAACGGTAACTTTCGTGCTACCTTTGCTATCATTTCCATCTTCTCTGGTCGGTCGTTTACAGTGTCGTCAGACAGATAATAATTCTGAATGCCCCATCTCTCATAATTCTCCATCATCTCTGTGTGAAGCGAAGTCTCTTCACGAGTCGTATCTTCTTTCATACCAATCAATGGATACATACAGAACTTACATGTAAAGCGACAACCTCTCGATAGTTCAAGCACAAGATACTCATATGGTTGAATGTAGTCACGCTCTTCATACGAGATGTTTGCGTCTCTTTTAGGATAACACTTATGAGTATGAACTGCGTCTATCAGATAGCCTTCTTTACCATTCACATTTGTTACTTTGTGAATATGCTCAATCTCGTCAGAGTAACCAGTATGTTTATTCAGAATGGCTTCCATTGCAAATTCAGCATTGCCTAGAACCCAGTAGTCGCAATCAATATCTCGCAATGAGCGACCATACCATCCACCCGCGATATGAATTACATGAGGATGCTTGTCTCTGATATATTGAATTACTTTGTTGACATACTGAGGAACACCATCAGTCATTGAGAATACTACACTCCAGCCGCAGAAGACTGTATCTTTTGTTATTCGCGTATCGATGTAATCTATAATCTCATCCCAGTCGAACTCGGTCATATAATCTAGAACTTCACAATCCCAGTTCTTCTTTCGAAAATAAGTTGCAAGTTTGTGATTACCAGTTCCGCGGTGATATATCATAGAAGCCTGTTCTTCTAGAATATCACCTTGATAGGGATTACCTGTTGCTTGTGTATCCGAAAGGCCAAATGCGACATTACCTAGTTTGGGATAGAAACCACCAAAAAAGAGACCGTGTTTATTAGACATAGTTCTCTGGCGCCCACTCTTGACTTAGTTTAAACTCTTTATATTTTTTAATATGACTTACAACTGGTCGTGGATTTTTCTTTTTTGGATATCGCTGAAAATACTTCTTCATCTCAGTGTCACGTTTTTTACCCCAGTCTACCAAAAGTGGCATGTGCATACGGAAACAAGTCTCGCCTGTAATACCCATATCATCCCTGCTTCCGATAAACTGTTGAGTGAACTCAACGGCATCAATCATGTCATAGTCATCAGACGGATGCCTCCAGATTGTTCCATCTGTTAGATAGTCTCTGTTTCTAAACTTCTTGTTAAGATGGAAGAAATACTTTAGTTCGTCTGTGAAGAACATATGGTCAATATCATCTTTAGAATAGAACTTATAATTTGATTGACTATATCTTTCTACTTCACGACCACTCACAAGTTTACCTGACATATTAGATAAGTCAAACTTTTCAAAGTCGCTGTGACCACAGTGATTAATATCAAGAACGCCCATACCAATTCTTTGAACTGTCCAGTGTTTATTAACCCATTCTTGAGTCTCATGCAAACTTTCAATACTTTCTTTCTCTAGACCTGCAATGAATGTAGAACCGCCCGAATAAGCAGTTGGCGCCCGCTTCGTAAAGTATTCTTCAATCTCTAGCATTCCATCTTTGACTTTATCGGGATGCATACCTTTACCGATAATCTTGCCAGCATCATGATTAAATGTCTCGATACCATAGTGATGTGCTGTGAAGCCAGCTTCAATCATATGGTCCCAGATTTCATACTTACCATACGGACCAAACTCACGACCATGATTGATTATCAAATCAAGTCTAGCGTAACCACCAAGAAATGGTTGAAACGGAAGTTTTCTTGCGACTTCGCCAAGCATTACCATCTTCTCTGGTCGGTCGTTTACTGTATCATCAGATAGATAATAATTTTCTACGCCCCATCTCTGGTAGTTCTCCATCATTTCATTATAGAGTGATACCGGGTCTCGGGTCGTATCTTCTTTCATGCCAATAAGTGGATACATGCAATACTTACACGCAAATCTACAGCCGCGTGATAGTTCCATTGACAGACATTCGTATGGCTGAATACCATCACGTTCTTCGTAAGATATGTTCGCATCAGGTTTTGGAAAGCACTGGTGACATTTACTATGAACTGCATCGATGACATAACCCTTTTTGCCATTGATGTTTGTTACAGGATGAAGATGTTCAATCTCATCTGCATAGCCTGTGTGCTTCTTCAGAATGGCTTCGATTGCAAATTCACCATTACCCATAATCCAGTAATCGCAATCAATGTCCTGTAATGCTCTACCATACCATCCACCCGCAATATGAATTACATGAGGATAATGCTCACGAATATAAGCGATAATTCTATTGACATGACTAGCAGAAGTCCCTGCGAGAGTAAACACAACACTCCAACCACAGAAGACTGTATCTTCGGTGATGCGTGAGTCAATATACTCTGCAATTTCATCCCAGTCAAATTCTGTCGTATAATCAAGACACTCAATGTCCCAATTACTCTTACGAAGATATGTTGCAATTTTATGATTACCAAACGAGCGAAAGAGTGCCATCGAAGCAATCTCTTCGAAGTAATCACTCTTGTATGCGTTACCTGTTCCGTTTGTTTCGTATCCTGGAACCCCAAACATTACATTACCAAGTCTAGGGTAGAATCCTCCGAACATAAGTCCGTGCTTCATTTTAGATTAACCTGATGTATCTTGTAAGGAAACTGTTCTTTAGTATATATCTTAATTCTTTCTGCACTGTGACGTAGAGTAAAGTTCTTATGCGACTTGATATGTAAGTCGTCTGCAATGTCATAGAGTTGTGTTGTCGAGCCATCATCGCTCTGACGTAGACCACGACCTATTGATTGCAGGACTTTAACCTGAGACTTAGAAGGACTAGCAAAGACAATGTTATGCAGATTCCTAATGTTGATGCCTGTGCTAAAAGTGCCAAGTGATGCGACGATGATAGCATTCTTTTGTTTCTCCACGATTCCACGAATCTGTTCTCTGTCAGATGCATCGACTTCACCCGACACATAGTATACGGGTCTGTCGCCTGCTCTGTCTTTAATCATATCATATAATGGTTTGCCATGCTTCTCCACAAACTGAAATAATACCAGACTGTTCCCAGTTTGGTCGAGAGCAAGGTTTGTGATGAGGCGATTGCGCTTCTCATTTGTGACAATGTAATCAATCTCTTCTTGATATGTTGCGTCTTTCAATTTATGACAGACATCGTTATGATATCGTAACAGTAAGACAGAGATATTTAGTTTTGCAAGTGTTCCTTTCTCTTGCAAATCTCGTGTCATAGTGACGCGCTTTGTAGGTCCAAATAGTCCCTCAAGCACAAGTTTGTTTGTCTCTGTGCCATCAAGTGTGCCTGTCGTTCCAAAGCGATACTCAGCGTTGACGCATTTGTTCATAATACCAGACAACGACTTTGCTTTGAAGAGATGCACTTCATCTCCAAACACACAGCCGATATTCTCAAACCACTCTTTGGGAAACTTATAGATTGACTGCCATGTCGAGATGATAATCTGTTTGTCTGTCGTCTTATCTTTACCAGAGTAAATCTTATGACACTCAGCCTCTACGTCAAAGCCGTAGTCTGCAAAGTCTTTATACATCTGCTCGACTAGACTTGTAGTAGGAACAACAATGAGTATCTGTTTATCATAGTTGTCCATATACCAACGAAGTAGATTGTAGATGATAAACGATTTACCTGAACCTGTAGGTGACAACAACACAGCACGTTTGTTCTCAATGCCGTGAGTCACAGCATCATACTGATAGTCACGCAACTCATATGGCATCTTCAGGTCGCTTTGAAACTTGACGAGGTTCTGATGCTGAACGTGGTTCTTTTTTGCAGGATGTCCGAACTCAGTTTCTTGCAGTTGCAACGGATACATTCTATCTTGACAGAACTTCTTCAGATGCTCATACAGACCAACGTTCAGTTCACGAGTGACTTGATTGAAGAGTTTGATTTTGCCGTCCCATTTACGTGCCTTATACATCGGCATCCATTTGTAACCAGGAGCAAAGAATGAAAAGTATTCTCTCAATTCTGGTAACTGATGTATCTCACAATCAATGAGCATCATAGAGTGGTCTTTAAGACCAACAGTAATGGTATTAGGTAAAGTCATACATTATATAGGTAACTATTAACTCCCTGCCTCAAATTGGCGCCAGCGAATCATGTTACCTATTGTCTGATGTCTCCAGGTAAGATTAGAGATAATCTGCTCAAGAGTCTCAACGATTGTTTTGAGATACTGAATCTTCATCTCGGACTCTTGTATCTCTGGGTCACTATCATAGTAGTGTTCCATCTCACCCTTCAGAACTTTAAGTCCATTGAATGGGTCAGGATGCCAACCTTTTGTTTTGAGAGTATCTTCGTCCATCTTACCATTGTAGTAGAGCCACTTATCTTTCAACAGAGACTTCTGTGCAAATTCTGCTTTCTTGAGACGAAGTTTTGTCAAAGCATGATACTCAAGATACTTCGAGTGCAACGCTGGAGTCACACGAGAAGTTTCATCGAGTTGATGC